CACCCCGCGCATGGTGGCGACCACGAACGGTTCGGCGGGTGGCGCCGTGCCTGCCTCGTCGGCCTCGGGCCAGTGGAGGATCCGCAGCCGCCCCCGCCAGCTCTCGCGGTGCGCCTGGCGCAAGATGGCCTCCTGGGTCGGGAGGCGGGGGAATGATAGGTCGGAGCTGGCCGCATCAGCCATGGCACCAGCAGAGATCCCCGCGTGGTCGAACGGCGTAAAGGACCAGATCACAGACTCCCAGGTGACGTCCCCCCAGCCATGCCGGGAGTGCCAGCGCCGCATCGAAACCCCGCCAGGGGTGGAGAGATCCAGCAGGGCCAGTTGGTAGCGTGCGGTCATCGCATCCCCCATGCCGAGCGGCCAGCGGCGGACGCCATGAGCCGGCCCAGACTGGCATTCTGGGATCGGACAGCGATCTCAATCAGCCGCACCGCCTCCTGCCGCGAGATCCAGTCCTGGCCGTCAGGCGTCACCAGGGTTGGGCCGGTCTGGGTGAGGGAGATCCGCACGTCTGGTAGCGCCGGGGGTTGAGCAGGGGCGGGGGCTGCGGAGGATCGGGAGGCGGAGATGAGCGCCTGCCCCCGGAGGCCTCGGGCCCATCCCGCCATGGCGCGATCCATCTGGCCGGCGGGGATGGCATACTCACCGCCGGGGTCCCTACCCTCCCCGATCCAGCCGAGGGTAGGCCGCGACACGAAGCCGCCGGTCGCGAACCGTGGGGCGGCCTGCTGGGCGATGTTGGCGATCTCGTTTGGGGTTCCGAATTCTGGGGCCTCCTGAATTCGTTGAATTACGGGCAGATTGATTATGTTTGTCGGGAGCCTAGTGGCGATAGAATTATACATGTCGATGACCTTGTTGAATCCTTCAACCACCTTTCCTGCCACCCATGCCCAGATTGAGCGAATCTGCTCCGCAAAGCCAGCCCAGACGTCCACGATGAGGGAGAACGCGTTGGAGACGCTATCTGCAATCCATTTCGCCGCAGCACCTGGGAAGCTCTTGATTTTTTCCCAAATCGCCTCCCAGCGCTTCATAAAGTTATTATCAACCCATTTGATAATTCCATCCCAAAAATCGGTAAGGGGCTTCGTCCAAGTTTTTATGCTGTTCGTGATTCGCTCCAACATCTTCCCGCTCCACAAGTCATCCCAAACGTTTTCTATCCACTTGCCAGCGCTTTCCCCAAGATCCTGCCACCATTTGCCTGTGCTTTCTAGCCATTTTCCGATTCCGTCAATTATTCCTTGCAACATTTCATTTTGCCAAATGCTATTCCATGTGTTCTGAGCAAACTGAACAGCGCTGGTGCTTAGATCGTTCCACCAGTTGCCAATGGCCTGGCCGGCCCACTGAAGCCATTCCCAGATCGGCTCCCGGAAATACACGACTGCCGCCACCAAGGCCGCGATGCCCAGGGCGATCCACCCAGTGGGGCCGGAGAACACCGCCACCATGGTGGGCAAAAAGGTTCCGGTGATCCAGGTTAGGAGGGGGGCAATCAACGCAATCGCCCGACCCGCGAATGGCCCGATGGCCCCGAGCCAGCCGCTGATGGTGGCGCCGATGCGCAGGTTGGCGAAGGCCTGGCCCAGGCGGCCCAGGCCAGGGATGGCCATGGCGATCTCCCGCAGGAACGCCGCGCCGAATTTCCCCACCTCGCGGAGGAGGCCCCCCATGGCCTGGCCGACCCGGCCAAGCTCAGCCAGGAAGCCGGCAAACATGTTCGACGGCGGTGGCTTGACCTCTTGCAGTGGCGGCAGCCGCTCGGGGCCCCTGTAGCCGCCCAGGCCGCTCATGGGCCCGGATCGGCCGAGGCCCTGCAGTTTGCCGGTGGTCTCGGGAATCTTCGAGACAGCCTGGCCGGCACCCCTCGCGCTGCTGGCGACGCCCTTAAATCCATCCGCCAGGCGCTTCAGGCCCCCCAAAATCCCAGTGGCGCCCAGCAGCCGGAGAAGGCCGATGAAAACCGCCGTCTTCACAATCGCCTCCCGCAGCCCTGGCGGGATTGCGGCGAACAGCTTCAGAATCCCGCTCAGGGTTTCAATCAGAGGCTTGATGAGCGGGACTAAAACCTCGCCAATGTTTTTAACCAGCTCACTTAAAGCTTGCTGAAACTTCGGATCTCCGATTAACTTTGTAATCTTTTCAATAAGTGGCGTGAGCTTTGGTAGCAGCTCTTCACCGATGGAAGTTGTTAAGTTCTTGAATGCCGTATTGTATTCGATTAGCGCCGTAGGTTTTGGCGCTTTCATTTTTGCCATTTCATCTAGCGCCATCTGTACTACTTTTGGCGGTATTAACCCTTCTGACGCCATTTGCTTAAGTTCGCCACGCGTCACTTCGACACGCGCAAGGATCCCGGCAATAATTTTTTCGTTGGCGGCCTTATTGGCGGCAATGGATTTCTCCAGCGCTGCATCTTCATCTCGCTGGGCCTGCTCCTGGCGCTTGCGGACGGCTTCCTCTGCGCTGCGCTGCTCATCCGCCAAGGCCCGCTCCCGCTCCTCCCGCTGGTCCCGGAGCTGGCGGCGGCGGATCGTGGTCTGCCGCTCCTCCGCCTCGCGCAGGGCGTCGATCTCCTCGTCCTGGCGTTTTTGGAGGCTTTCGCGCAACGCTTCATCTTCTGCGCTGAGGCCTTCTATTTGGACCCGGTATCTATCCCGGATTTCATCCTCCTGCGCCTTGAGCCTCTTACCTCTCGCACGATCCTCCTCTGTATCCTGATCTGTATTACTGTCGTCAATAATTTTTCTCCTTTCTTCATAGTGCCTTTGAATCAGTCGCAGCTCACGATTAGCATTTTCTTCTAATGCCTCCCTGCGCTGGCGTGCGCCTTCTTTCATCGCCTCGGTCTGGCGCTTCTCGCCGTCCTCGACCTCGCGCACCATATCGTTCGCCTGCTGGCGCGTGATCAGCGTTAGGCCGCCCTCGCTGCGGATGCGATTCATCACGTCGACAATCTTCTGGCCCAACATGGGGATGCGGTCCATCAGCGAGTTAAATTCCTCACCCATCAGGGCCCCAGAGCCGATCGCCTGCCCAAGTTGCCGGTATACCTCTCTCGCGTCCTGTGCGCCAAGGCCAGCAAGGCGCGTCGCTTTGGTAACCCCGATGAAGGTCGTTTCGATTTCAGCCAGGCTCACGCCCAGGGGTCTCATGGTGGCGTAGAGGCCAGCCATTGACTCCTTGGCCTCCAGCTGGCCAATCGAGAACTGATCTGCAACCCTGGCAGCGGCGGCCATCACGCGCTCCGTTTCGCCGAACGGCCCCGCCACTGCCTCAAGTCGGCCCTTCAGCAGGTTCGATGACTCCCCCGCCTGGACGGCCTGCACAGCGAACGCCGTGAGGCCCGTGACGAGGCCGGTAAAGCCCAGGACCCGGGCAACGTCCCTGAGGCTGCCCAGTGATACGGACAGCTGCCGGAACCCGCCAGCGCTGGCGGCTGCGGATCGCCCGGCGCCGGCCACATCACGGCCCAGGCCCTGGACGTCGGATCGGCCCGTGACCTTGGCCGCGACTCTGAGGATGGCATCGAGGTTCATTGCCATGTCACCGCCTCCCCTGGCGTGGTTGCTGGGCCTTCTCGAGCTGGATCACCTCTGCCGCCAGGATGCGCAGCCGGGCCGTGGTGTCCAGGACGTCCACGCGCCTGGCCTTGCGGGCCCTCGCTGACGCCGCCAGCTCGCGGGTGAACTCCAGCGCCACCCCCATGTCCAGCCCAAGGCACTGGCCGTCCATCCCGGCCCAGATCCGCTGGTCGTGGACATGGAGCCAGACGGCGACGGCGGGCATGTTTTGGGGATGAATCAGTAGGGCGCCTTCCTCGTCCCGGTCGAGATCCGAGGCCTCCCGCCAGGCAGCGGATCGCCGGGACGGCTTGCGCACCAGCCGCTCAAGCGCCTCGATCTGCTGGCGGAGCTGCTCTGCCGCCCCATGGCCTGCCACGGACTCGGCCTCGGCGATCATCTCGGCGTCAGTTGGTCCGCTGGCGTGGCGTCCTTCACGCGGGAGGCGAACCCATTCCCGCGCGAAGGCTTGGAGTTTCCCGTGGAGGCCTCGCCGTCGCCGAGTGCGCTAATGAACGCATTGCAGATAGCCGAAGCCACGCCATGGCGGGAGAGGAATTTGGCCCGGTTTTCCGGTGTGCATTCCACCGGCTCGCCGGCCCCGTTGACAACCCAGAGATCTTCCCGGCCTTCAGGGTTGACCCAGCCGGTGAACACGCGATTTGCAGCAGTCCGCATCTCGCCCATGATCCGGCCTTCCTCGTTCTCCTCAAATCGTTTGGCCAGGGTTCTGATGCCGACGATGAAATCGTCGATCTCGTCAATATCGTCAGGCAATTGAAAGACTGCCATGATTGATAAGTCTTCCGCGTGGATCTCGTGATGAATCTCGCGAGCGGAGCGGTCAAGATTGAAGGCCATCAGTCGTATTTGATAGAGAAGAAGTTCAAGGAATTGGGATCCCTGGACAGCATGGCTTCCAGGCTGTAAAACACTTCGTTGTTACTATCTTCGATCCCTGGCGAGCCATAGGTGAACCTGGGCAGCGTGATCGTCTGCCTCGCCCCGGCTGCCCCGTGCACCAGCGTGCAGGCGTTTTCCGTCTCACCAGCCGCCAGGGCGAAGGGGTTGAACGTCGCTAGGCCTTTGTGTCGGACGGTCATCGACGCGGTGGGCTGGCGGCCCGAGATGGTCACGCGCTTCGTTCCGCCGCCGTTGTCAATCCTGGCAAGGGTGTTGCCGAAATTCAGGGTGAACGTGGTGAACTCCATCGAGATAGGAGATCCACTCGTTCCCAGGTTGAAGGTTGCCGTGTTGGTGGCATCCACCACCACATCCAACGCGCTGGTGCCATAAGAAGGCGCGATCACAGCGCCTGGCGCGGGGGGCACATAGATCCCCTCAAAAGTATATTTGAAAACAGATAAAGCACCGCTGGCGTATGTAATTTCACAGTTTCCACGGGCGCCATAGAACTTATATTCATCCCCGCCATGGTTGACGAGGCAGTCGATGAAGCCTGGCTCGCTATTCAGGGTGGCCAGGGAAAACGTGTTGCTGGTTCCCGTGACCGTGGACATGTTCGCCCCGCAGGCTGCCAGCAGCGGAGCAATCAGCGGGCCGGTGCCGGCCGTGCCGCTGGCCAGGGCGTAGGTGGAAAACTCCAGGGTGCCGAACATCCCTGTGATCGCTGGCTTCACGATCCGGCCGCTGCCCTGGGGATCGACCTGCGTCCGCTCCACCATCTGGGCGTCCAGCGGCCTGGCGGTGAGGTCAAAGACTCTGATGGCGTCGGAGCCCAGCCAACTGGCAGGGGCTGCGCCATAGGTGCCTCCTGGCTTGACGTAAAGGACTTTTGAGTCAGACTGCGGCATCGTCGGTCACCTCGGGAGTGGTAGCAGGGGGGAGCATGGCGGCAGGGACAGCGGGGGGCTCGTCATCCGGGACCCAATCGGCGGCCTCAGGGGACCACCGGAACTGCCCCGGCTCCAGCGGGAGGGGGTGGCCCTCGGGTGGTTGCTCGTTACGTCGGCGGCTCATGAGGATGGTTGCGTCAGGTCCAGTTGGTTGACCCTGATCATGAGATTGTAAATCAAATCCATGCGGCCCGCATCATTTTCGGCTTCTGGCTGGGATTCGACAAACCTCACCCCTTGAACCCCTGGCAGTGATCGCGCGGGGCCGTGCAGGATCGTGTTGATCGCCTGCCAATAGGGATCCACCAGCTCATCCACTGTCGGGCCAGAGATTTGAATATCAACGTAGACAGAGATCCGGATCTGAACAGTTAAGGGCAGGCTCCATTGGTTATCCGTGTTCGAGCGTGTTCCATCCTCGCGGAGCACAATCACGGCGCCGCGCTCCACCTCATTTTCTCCGACGGGCTGCGGACGGTTCAGGTAGGCCCTGTAGACGCCGGGGATGGCCTCAAGCAGGGTTTTTAGGCCCAGCTTCACCTGAAGGGGAACGGTCTGTGTCATGGCCGGGACCTCCGCTGGTCCTGCCAGGCGAGGCCCAGGAGGATGGTGGCGTTGCCGCCCCACCGGTCGATGGCCGCGTTTCTGGCGCCCGCACAGCTCAGGCCACCGGTGTGGGCTGTGCATTGGAGCCAGTCTAGGGTGGGTATGATCGCCGCAGCGAGGAGGCAGATGCCCGCCAGGAGAAGAATCAGTGGCATCTCGCGGTTGTTCATTATTGTTCCCCTTTGACTTTCCGGCTAAGCCTATTAACCTCCCAGCTCTGTTGTCGCTGATTCTGTTGAAGCACTCTGACGTCGATGGTTACGTCGTTGAGTCTGCCTTCGATAGTATTTATATCTTTCTCGTTTGTATCGGTTCGCTTGGCGAGATCCTCTACAACCCAGGTAAGTTTTTGTATCGTTGTACTTGCGTCGCTGATCAGTGAGCCAATGGTGAGCACGCTCGCCAGGGTTAGTGCTGCCAGCACGGGATTGAGGAACCTCAGGAAGCCTGAGACGCGCGGATCGTTCATTACCCGCATTGTGCGGGATTCCCCTGGATCCTCCATGGGTTCGATCGGCTCAGGCTCCATCATGAAATAGCAACCCTCCGAAAAGCTCGTGTTACAAGAAGCCCTGTTTTCCCACCGGCTCCATAGTTATTGTCAGAATAGGAATAAGCATTGGCTTGAGTGGCTCCACTTTCGCGGGACGTGAAATATAGAATTGCGGTTCCAAACGCTTCTGCGCCGCCAGAGCGAAAAAGTGTGACACCGGTTTGTACTGGATTTGTAATCGAAGAGGGCGTGGTTCGCGCAGGAACAGCATACGGGTTTGCTCCATAAACAAAACCCTGGGAGGGCGCCCTATTAGCAGTAGTTGATGGTTTCAAATTTGAATACACAATATCATGTTCCGCTGGTGACCCTAGATACCAATCATTGAATCCACCTATTGTTAAGTTTTTGCAGAATTCCGCTGCCGGAAACTGGGCAATGCCTATAGATGTAAGAATAGCCATGTTTGCTGGTCCATCAAATACACTTAATGAACCAAATCCAGCCGAGGAAACAGTAGTTGACGCATAGGTCCCCGATGCCCACGCCCTATTAGATACCTGCCCGGTTGCCACTGGGGCAACGATTAAGGCGTGAGTTGGAATTCCGTCGGCTGTAGTGCTAATGTAGCCGCCAAAATATCCGCCTCCCCATGGCTCCCCAATTACGGCAGGAATGACCTGTTTTGCTGTTTGAATTAGCGCCATCGTTAGGCATCCTCCGGGTTGTAACTGGGATTTGGTGTCCCGTCCTGCAGGAACTGTGGTTGTCGCGGACCCCTGAAATATGGTCCGACCCTGTACGTCTGTGCCCGTTGCTGAAGCGTTCTTAGGATTGATTCAATGAAATACTCTTCCGGCGTTTCGGCAAGCGTCGCCTGGCTTTCCTTGACAATATGAAACTCGGCAATTAGCGCCGGCAGAAGTTCATTGGGGACAGAGAATGAGAATTCAGTGGATTCCATGATCAGTGATCAATCAATAGAGGCTTTGATGACGGCGAATGCGATGACGACCGCCTCCGCAAGGTCGCCGCCGGAAACATTTCGCAGGCTAATCGTGGCAGACCCTGCGGCGGCCCTGGCATCCAGTACATACCCACACTGTGTTCCGCCTGATACAATAGAGGTTGCGACAACATCTGTTGCGGAGATCTGACTATTTGTCAGCGTAAAAGTTGCAACTGCATTTGCCGCTAAGTTGGCTGAATTCATCGTAATTCTACCAGTCGGCGTGTTAAGAGTTACACCAGTGCTCTTATTTGTTGCCTGCGTAACAGTTCCCCCAGAATTGCTGCCATATCCGAAAACTTTCGTAAATCTTGTCCCCGTGGTTGGGTCGTATGTCGTATCAGTAGCGGCAAGACTACCGTTGATATTGCAGACAGTTTGCCCGCTAATTCCCGGCACCAAGGCAACCGTACCAGTTGCATTTGGATAGGTTATATACTGATTTCTGGTTAGCGCTGCCGTCTGAAGTGCAATGGTAAAGGAGCCGTCGTCGGACAGGGTTAGTTGATCCTTGGCGGTCAACCTGCCGCCCAGGGTGACATTTCCCTGGGCGTCAACACTGCTGCCAAAAGCAGCACCAAATGTAGTGGAAGAGCTGCGAAATTGTATTTCCAAGCCGGTTCCAGCTGGGCTGGCGGCTCCAACTTGAGCGGCGGTGGGAAACGGATGGATGTGATCAATTGGCGCCGCCGTTTCTGCGCTGCCGGCCGATGCCGTCGCTCCAAGGGCAGAGGGAGCGGAAGTTCCCAGGACCAGGTTGGACGTTCCCGCGCCGATCACGCCGCGGGCTTCCACCTGAGTGGTCGCTGCCACCAGCGAACGCCCCAGGCTGGAGGTGATCGAATTCCACCATGCCGCGACTGCCTGGCGGACCCGCTCGGCCGTCCACGCCCGGCGCGTGGTTGCAGTGCCCGCCTCCGCCTCCGCTTGAGTGACCGTGGATGCCGACCACTCCCGCGAATCCGTCAGTCGCGGATCTGTGAGCAACGCGTAGGAAGCCAGCGCAGTCGCAAGGGCCCCCGGTTGGATCGCGGACGCCGCCAAGGTGCCCTGGGCCGCTGTGGCAAAATCTCCGATCGCCGCTGCGGCTGCTGTGCCCAACACGGGCCAGGGGAGGACGTGGATACTGCCGGTGGTCGCATGGACCCTGCCCACTGTGGCCACCTGCTGGGCATTGCTGGCGGGGCGGGTCGCGGTCAGCCCACCACCGACGGCAACAAATAGCGGCGCCCCGGGGGTCAGGCCCGCAGTGTTCACCCCCGTGATCTCGCCCAACATCGTGGCGTGGCCGGCCTCGTTGCTCGCCAGGGCCTGGCTGAGCACGAACAGCGCGGGCATGGTGGCGCTGGATGCCGCATCGGCCGGGGCCACCTCCAGTGTGGCGGTATCGCCAACGGTGCCGGTGATCCTTAGGGGAGTTACAGCCGCCAGGGCGCCGCCGCTGGAGTTTTTGACGTGGGCGTAGAGTTCCCCCGCTAGGCCGCCGTGGATGTGCGGCAGCGTCGCCAGGCCCGTCAGGGTGAGCCCCGTCAGGGTCAGGGAGTCATCAGGCCCGATGCCGATGTAGTCACGGGCCCCGGCCTCGTTGACCAGCGCCAGGAAGGCCCGGCCAAAGGCAGTCTGGCCTGCCAGATCGGCAATGGCCGTCAGATCGGAGTCCAGGGGCTGGTAGGCCTGGGCCGCTGCGGCCGTGGTCAGGTAGGCCTGAAGGGCTGTCGCCAGCTCCTGAGCCGTGGTGTACCCGGGGTGAGGGTCTGCCTCCGCGCCGTGCGCCGTGATCGCCGCGGCAACCCCCGCCAGGGCGGCAATGGCCTGAGCGGTGGCCTTCCTGGTGTCCACGCGCTGGGCGGTGCCCGTGCCGGTGCCAGTGGCCTCGCACTTGAAAACGGTCCCGACCGCTGCGGTGGCCCCCGCTCCGCACGTCTGCCAATTGGTGGTCCCGAGGGAAACGATCCGGTAGCCCTGGCCCACCACCAGGGCAGTCGCGGCCACCGGGGATCCGATCTCCTGGTCAAGGGGCAGCAGTTCGCCGCCGGTCAGCGTGTTCGCTGCGGCCTGGGCAGAGATCGATCCGGGTTGAGCTGCCATGGGTCAGATCGCTACAAGTGGAACGCCGGTGGCGGTTGTGAGCTGCTGGCCGGTGGTGGAGGTTAGGAGCAGGGTGATCACCGGCTCGGGGGTGATGGTGATGGGCCCCGACAGCGGCACCCGGGCAAACACCCCATCCGCCGACGGCATTGGGTCGTGGGCGGCCAGGTAGGTCTCATTGCCGATGATCACCGTGTCCCCGTAGGTCACGTCGGCCACCAGCTCCGCCAGGGCCAGCAGGGTCTCGCCGCGCCAGACCGCCTCACCATCGAGCACCAGCTCAGACTGAAGGCCCAACACACCACGACCGGCCACGCCGCGTACGGTGACGGGCTGGCCGGACTCCAGGAGAAACGCTGCGTTTTCTCCGGGGGAGAACATCAGTCGTTCCCCTTGTGGCGGGCGACCCTGGCCGGCTCGGGCTCGGCTGGCTCGGGCTCGGATGCCTGAGCGGCACCACAGGCCACCAAAGCAGCGGCCTGCTCATCCGAGAGGCCAGGGATCTCTTGACCGGGCTGATAGGTGGCGCCGTCGTGGTGGACCAGGGAAGTTGCGGTGATCATGATCAGGCGACAATGTTTTGCAGAAAATAGCCAGTATCGGGAGCGGCGATAATGGCTTTTTTGGTTTCAGCCACCCGCTGGTAGTGGGTGCCAAGACGGCCCTTTTTGGGCTCAAAGCCTACAAAAGCGTCTCTGTTCCCTTTCTCGGCGATATAGCCGAAAGTGATTGCATTTCCAAGGGGCGACAGAACATTAGGGTTAATGTGAAGCATCGCCAAGTGCTTGCCCCAACAGCGGGCCATGACAGGAGTTTCGCCGAATCCCGCAGTGTTGACAAAGGCTTGGCCAACAACAACACGCTCAACCTCAAAGAGATTGGCGAGTTGCTCAAGGGTTGCCACAGGGCCAGCTGCGTTGGTGGTTGAGCTGTTGCCGGTGTTCGTCGTTGCGGTCATCGCCGTGATTTGTGGATTCTTGCGCAATCCAGTAAGACCCGGCCGGGAGATGACGAACACATTGGGGCGAATCAACATGCCATCAAGGGCGTTCATGATCCTGTCGTAGGGCTTGGAATCAGCGTGGCTGAATTGATCCGTTCCCGACAGGGTGGCGCGATTAGCGTTGGGATAGGTGTTGAGATCAAACACCTTATCCGCCACGGCTTTCTCATGCCGCAACAGGAGGAGTTCGGTCAACGTGGCAACGTTGTTATCCAGCGGGCTGTATCCGGTCAGGGAGCCTTCCTGGACGTCGGTCTCCGGGGTGTAACACCCAAGGCCATGATCCTCAACCATGCCCGTCTCGCGGGTGATACCGAATTCGACCGTGTTCGCTTCACCGGCTCGACCCATGATGGTGTCCGGGATTGTGAAGCGATCCGCGAGCGGGAACCTGTTCCAGGAGAACTGATACTGGCCAACGGGTACTCGCGGCAAGACCTCATCGGCGATGAGGGTTCGATTGGTATAGGCGAGAGTGATCCCAGTCCGCTGAGGATCGGGCCTATAGGAGGGGGTGGTGATGCTCATTGGAAAAAACTGGGATTGGCTTAGGAGAATTAGGTGGCAGCGCCCTGGATGACGCCGGGGCCGATCTTGACGCTGATGACTCCGCCGGAAACACCACTGGAGTGCGCCTGGCCGACGTACTGGACATTCACACCAGCAGCAGGGGCTGCCGGAACGGCCTTGCCGTTGGCGTCTGCGGTTACGAACTGACCACGGGTGACCGTGCCGCCGCAATCAACGAGGGCGTAGCCGTCGTCGATGACGTCCACCCGGTAGTAATCCGTCCCGACCGGGGCCGGAATATCGCCGGCATCATCGGAGACGCCGATCAGGAGATCAGTGGCGGCGGCGGCTTGGATGACCAGCTCATCACCGGCCCCGTACTTCACGATTCGCCGCCTGGCGATGGCCGCTCCGGCGTTGCGGGTGACCTTGAAACGATGTTCACGTCGGTTGGCCATCAGGAGATTCCGAGAGATTCCTTGGCCTGCGCGTTGGCAGCCAGGAGGGACAGGGAGGGATCAGCAGCCTGAAGCTCGCGGATCCGGCGGGCCAGGACCTTGGGATCCACGTCAGATGGATCCCTGGCCCCCTCGCTCACACTGGGCGCCGCAGCAAACGGGACGGGGGCGGGGGCCCCGGCTGCGTTGGCGGTGGCGGCAGCGCTGGCCTGCTCCCGCATGGCGGCGCAGATCGCCATGGCGGCCTCAGCCGGCGAGGTCTTGCCGTCGCTGGCGAGCGTCTCCACCAGTGCCTCGAAGCCGGGAACGCCCTGGGCGCGGACGCCAGCGGCACGGTCGCGCTCGGCGGCGGCGCCAGCGGCCACACCCTCAGCACGGGCGGCGGCCAGGGCGGCTTCATGCTGGGGAGCGAGTCGCTCACGCTCGGCGGCGGCGCCTTGGGCCCTCAGCAGGTCGGCGCCTTGCTGGTTTTCCGGGTCGGCCGCCCAGGCGGCAACCGCCTCAGGAAGCTGGGTGGACATATCGGGAGAGCGAGGTCATGGAGACCACGGGCGTGGATTGTTTGATTATGCCATATCCCGATCCGATTGCCGTTCTTTTCTTGGCCCGATCTCTCACTTCCTGCACCAGCTCGTCAATGCTTGCGAAACCATCTGCCAGGCCAGCATCGATGGCTTCCTGGCCAACAAACACCCGGCCGTCGGCCATATCCGAGAGCACCTGCTCGGTCGATCGCCCGCGCTGATTGGCCACATCCCCGACGAACACCCGGTAAATCGCATCGACGCGGTCTTGCAGCGCTTTTTGGCCACTCTCGGTCAGGGGCCCGTGTTCACTGCCCAGGGATTTCCACTTTCCCGCCACGATTTCCGTTGTTTTGATGCCAGCGGCTTCCTCGGCGCGGCTCATGTCGCGGTGGATCATGCGGACCCCGATCGAGCCGGCCATATCGGTGGCGCTGCTCAGGAACAGTTGGTCGCCGGCAGAACCGATCCAGTAGGCCCCGCTGGCAATGGTGCCCTCGCCAAGGGTGACCACGGGCTTCGTGCGCCGCGCAGCCATGACCGCAGAGGCCGCAGCCTGGGTTCCCGCCACAGCACCGCCCGGGGAGTCCACCTGCAGGATGATCCCGGCCACCTGGGGGTCATCGGCGGCCATGCGGATGTCTCGGGCCAGCAACTCTGAGGACGTGCCCCCTGACACCTCGGTCGTGAGGTTCACCCTCGGGGACAGGGTCCCCATCAGAGGGATGATCGCCACCCCATCGCGCACCTCATAGCCCTGGGATGGTCCCGGCAGCTTGCCGCCAGCCTTCAGGGCCTCCAGGTCGGCGCGCTCACCACGCGCCCAGGCCTCCGCCAGTCCGTAGACCATCTCATGGTGCTCAGGGAGGCAGGCCCAGGGGGTGGAGAGAAGGCTCAGGATGTGGCTCATGGTTCGAGATCGGAGGAGGTTGGCTGATCCGCCTGGGGAGCTGGCGTCGGATCGATCGGCGGCAGGCCGTTGTCTCGTCGATTCTGCGCTTCTCGGGCCTGCTGTTCCCTCCTGGTCCTGGGATCTCCGCCGTCATAGCTGACGATCTCCTCTGCCTCGCTGGTCAGGAAGCCTGCCCGGAGCTTCGCGGCCTGGGCCTCCTGTAGTGGGTTGAGGCTGGCGGGGGTGCTGCCGACCCACTGGGCCCGGCTCCAGGCGTAGCGGATGAATGGATCAGCCAGAAACCCTGGCGCTGAGACGATCTGATCAGCCACGCAATCAAAGAGCCACGTTTGATACGTCGGATCACAGACATGGGTTACATCGCTGGCCCTGTCAATCCAGATTGCTTGCCAGAGCTGTTGCAAGGCTGCCCTGGCTGCCGTATAAGAGGAAACGAACATCCCCGTAATAACTTCTTTCGGTACATTCAGGCCCATTCCCAGCATTAGATAGAAATGATCCATGAATGGCCCAAAGTTGGGGTTAGGCCGACCTGGGGTCGGGCTACTGATTGTCTCACCGGGGAGGGTGTTGATAATTCGTCCTGACTGGAATGATTCGCTTGATCCCCTGGCGTCCAATGCTGCTTGGAGATATTGGCTTCGCTGCTCTTCGGTGAAAATATCTCTGAAGCTATCTGTGCTCATTTGTGCAAACGTGGCTTGGGCGGCGTTAATTACCGCCGCTTCCAACTCTGCCTCGCTAAACCGTTGCATACCCTTGAGAAGCCCGGTCAACACGGAAAGAGCAGGCATTCCACGCGTTTGGCCTGGGCGCCGTGTTTTCATCCTGTGAATGAAGTTTCGCCTGCCATTGGGCGCGTATTTTTTTACCTCGCTCCACTTTCTTGTGGTTAATGGTGTTGCTGTGTGATACGGGTGATAATTTGCTATGAAGATAGAAACGACTTCGCCATCTGTCGCTCGCTTGATTCCCTCAAAAATCTCAGCGGTGTTTGCAGTGTTGTTTTCGTTACAGATTCTGTCAGCTTCGATAACCTGTATGGCTGTTCTGAATGGCCAGCCTGGCCTATCTTTCCGCGCCAGAACTGCAAACACGTCACCGGATACCACCTGTGACCTGGCAAGAAGCTCCTGCATCTCATAGAAATTAAGCGTTCCTTCAACACTGGCCCGTGGGTCAGAAGCCCACATCTGGAAGCGCCGCTCAGTGTCATCCTGCCATCGCTCCGCTTCCGCCTCGTCCATGCCGAGCCAATCGCGCAGGATCCGGGACTGACAGGTTAGACCCGTTCCAACGCGGTATTGGACCAGTTTGTCCACCCCGGAGCGGGCCGTGGGGCTGTTGGCGTCAAGGTCGCGGCTAAAGGCCCGCTGGTCAGGCCGCTCCCACTGGTCAACCGAGTCAGCGTCCCACAGGCCTGGATTCCACAGCGCAAACTGAGGCCGTCCGGCCATCTGGCTGCCGCCCAGCGAGGCTTCAGGCTGGAGCTGCTGCTGGGGCTGTCGTTGGAACTGAAAACCCATGGCTCACCAGGTCGGCATGGCGTGAACAACCCGGCTGCCGCCACCCTCCTTGCTCAGCGCTTCGGCCAGGTCGTCCTCCAGTTGCCTGATGGTCTTCTGAATGTCCGCCAGGTTTGCTCTCCGTGTGCGCCGACCGTCGGGCCCAGAGGAAGCCTCAGACTCCTGACCGCCCTCCAGGATGCGGAGTTCCGCCGCGCGGTAGGCGTCAAGCCTGGTCTGAATTTCCGCAGAGGTTGCCATAGCTGAATTCTATCAGTTATGCGAATGAGAGCGAACTGATTGGGGAGGCCTTGTGGTCGGGATTGATCGTCGCCAGGGCCGCAGCCTCCAACACTTCCCACATTCCGTCCCGGTTGGTGGCGAACCGCCGGCGCTGAACGAGCTGCATTGCCGCGTAGGCGTACCGCGCACAGTCGCCGGCTTCGTCCCTGGCGCCGCTCGGGAGGATCCAGGTGTGATCGAACAGTCCGGCCTTCTGAATCGGCATGAACCGCCACGGGAACAGTTCGGCAACCACCTGATCCGTCATCGCCGCGCCCAGGTGAACATAGCCAGGACCTGGATCGGCAATCGCCAACCGGTTTTGCCACAAATCGACCGATGCCTTGTAGCCGACGCCATAGGAGAGCACATCTGCGGGTCGCTGCTGCCTGCGGTCGCGCCGGTCGAAGTTCACGCCCCGGCCAGCGCCCAACAGCTGGGCTGACGGACCATGAGATCCCTTCACCGGGATCCACCGATCGGTCCGCGTGGCACACCAACGACGCACCTCCTCCGTACAGTTGCCGCCTTCGTCGATCGCGCCCATGGCAACACCCAGCTCAGCGCCGTCCTCTCTCCGCCAGGTGGAGCCCGCCACGATATCCAGCTGATCCAGGACCTCGAGCGTGCGGGGATCACCAGGTATGTGGGCGAACTGAAGGTGCCACCGCTCCTCCCCTGCGCCCCAACCCCAGGCGTGGACATGAAGGCTATCGCTGGCGGATCCGCCGCCGCCTTGCACATCCACCCCCACGGTGATCAACGCCACGCCACGGGGGCAGAATCCCTCCGCGTAACCATTGCCAGCCGTGGTGTCGAGCCGTCGGGCCAGCAGATTATCCATGCTGAACCTGACTGTGGTGTCCTCCTTGAAAGGCTCGGCTGCGCGTTTTTGAACCCAGTTCATTAGAAGCGGCGGGTCATCTTTCGCCAAGAGGAATTCACGGCGGATCTTGTCCCAGGTGATCCAGCCGAAGGGCGCATACCAGGCCGGCAGGTGGAATCCCGCCGTTTCTCCGTCGCCCTCGGCGGTGGGAATCCATCTGGCATCAGCAAGAAACCGATCCTTCATTGCCTCTGACATGCGCTCCTGACACGATGGACACTGCCAGAACACATCAGAACGCGGAGAGTCCCACTTGAAGTCCTTCCAATACATCACATGCGGAGCGCCACAAGAAAGGCAGTTAATAAACCTCAGCCTCTTATCGCTTTTCGTGTTGAACTCTTTTGTAATCCTGCATCTTCCCTCAACCCCTGGCGTACTTGTAAGCAATAGCTTTTTTCTGGCGCCGAAATTACTCTGTCTGGCTTCAATGTTGGCCACGGGATCTCCTTGCCCGTCAACCTCCATCTGCAGAGAAGAGACTTCATCGATCCAGACATAACAGGCCGGCATGCCCTGCATGGCGCTGCCGCTGCCGCCGCCGATGATTCTCACCAGCATGTCGCCTGAGAAGAGTTGCAGCAGCAGGGAGTTACCGGAATCGCGGGGGCTGGAGCTTTCCTTTTTTTCACGTATGCACGGTGTGTTCTCAAACAAAGGCTTGAATCGCTGAACGACCTGGACCTTCGCGAAAGGTTCGCTCGGAAAAACAACCAGGAATGGCGCAGGATAAAGGCTGATGGAAGTGCCCAACCAGTTCAGACCGCACTCCGTCTTTGCGAGGCTCTGGGCGCCGAACATTAGGATCACCCGCCTGATCTTTTTTTCGTGTGGCGACAACAGATCCATGCACTCCCTGAGATGCGGCACCCGGTCTGTACGCCATGGGCCAGGTTCGGGCGTGCTCCTGGGGGTGAGGATGCGGTTTTCGTCGGCCCACTCGGAGACCGTCAGCCGCCTGGGAGGCCTCAGGGCTTCGAGAAACGCTGATCTGTAGGCCGCCGCTGCGTCTTGCATTATGCGAAGTTTCTCAAGGCAATCTCAATCTCTGAGAGCAGAATTTCCCTGACTTCATGAACATCATTAAGATTTACCAATCGCGGAGGCAATCTATCGGCAATGAGTAGCATTGCATCCCTGACTTGTGTAGCGACCTTTGCTGCTTCGCGTTTCATATCTTCAATCAATCCGACCTGTTCAAGGTCTTTTTTAAGGGCCAGCTTGAGCCTCTCGGCCTTAACAATCGCAGCCTGTCTTTCCGCCTCCGCCTTGGTGGTCTGGCTGAGAGACCCGCCAGGGGAAAACGATCTGGCCCGTTGCCGCGGCTGTGGAGGCGCGGGGGGGTCCGGTGGCTCGGCGGGATCTGCCGGATCTGGTGGCTCGGCGGGGTCAGGGAGGGGCTTTGGAGAAGGCCTGCCCCCTCGCCCGGCCAGGTATTTCTGATGGCTGGAGGTTGCCCCGGCCCACTGCTGATCCGCCAGCTCGGGATCAATCCGCCACTGGCGGCCGTCCCACTCGACAGCAGGCTCCGTCAAGCGGCCGTCCCGAATCGCCTGGCTGACGGCGGGCTGAGTCTGGCCCTGCAGGCCGATCTGACGGCGATGAGCGGCGTAGGCCGTGGCGGAGATTCGAGCCACGGCCTATTGGGTTCCCGCCAGGACCGGATTAGCGGCCGCGCCCCCCGCCCATGGCGATGCTGCGACGCTCGGCCCGCTCATTAGAGCGGCGGTTGCGGTAGGCCCGTTGTGCCGACCTGTCACCGGAAGCCGGCAGCAACTTGCCTCCCTTACCACGCTTGAAAGCGCTTCCGCCCAACGGGTTGCGGTTGCCGTAGTAGTAGGACATTGGGCGGGCATGGCCTGTATGGGGGTATTATACCGAGTCACTCCGCGAGATCCGGCGTGTGAGCGTAGCTGTAACGAAAACCCTTTGGGTTGTAGACTAGAACTTTATGTCCAGTGTCATCATAAGTAGGGGTGATTGTTTCACCTGTTTTGACCGAAGCATAGGCAAAGACCTTGCAGCTTAAAGGTCCCATTTTTGCGGAGAAGTAGTCAGAATTCCACAGCGCACTCCAGAATTCCTCGGCATTTACGTGGGGAAGCTTGGCGCCCTGAGGTAACCCCATCATCTTGCGAAATTCCTTAACATCCGAGTGGAAAAATGGCCCGTAGTTGAAACCGGAAGGCAGTACTGACATGGACGCCACGGCCTCGTCCCTGGTGATTGGAGTGTAATCGTCTCCCTCTTCCGCGTGCCAGGCATGAGCTTGATTGATCAGCTGCTGAATCATTGGCATTGTCTTTCCGTAGACTTCTTCCCAGTAATTAAACATAGTTGATGGTCTGTCCGATTTTGCGTAATATGTTGACAATCCCGCTGCATCCGCATATTCAACAGCCGCTAAGATGTGCGCGTGATCGATCTTGCTACCGTTGCAGCCGGAACGATCAATCAGCTCTGGCGTGATCCGCTGAACCTTGTCTGCAGTCAGTGACTCGCCAAAGGTCCTGCCGAAATAGAGCGCACTGAACCACACTCCAAAGGCCCCGAGTTCCTTCACCCGATCAATAAGAGGCTCGTAGTCGGGAAGCCAGTCCACACACACTGGGTTGATGCCCACCACGACGGAGTGACCGGCCTCGACAAGCTGCTGGATCAGCTCCAGCCGGTAGGGGATGGGCGGAGCTTTAGGTTCGATTCTTTTCCTGATCTCGTCATCCCACATCGGAATCGAAACGTACCAGATGGACCGGGGTGTTTCCTTAATGATGCGATCCAGGATCGGCCGCTGGGGCTTATGCGCGCCACGGGTCTGCCACACGATCGGCACGCCCTGGAAAACGCACACCTCCCAGATCGGCTCGAATTGCCTGGCGTTCGTTCCGGCAAACACATCGACGTGATTGCTTGCGATCATGGGATAACCAAGCTGCATCAGCCGCGCCTCTCTGGTGTCCCGGTTTCGGAAGTTGGCCAAGAGACCCATGATCTGCGGCAGGTCGACCCTGCGGTCCGGCTTCCGGGCGTTTGCATAGCAGTAGGTGCAGTCAAACCCGCAAAAATTCATCGACAGCTCCAGGGGCTCGGGAGCCCAGAGCAGCTCGCCCTTCAGTGCGCGGATTCCATCAGCCATCAGAAGCCTCCTCCAGGTGCAGATCGATCAGTCGGAGCAGGGCCGCGCGGTCCAGGGTGAGACCTAGCTGGTCTTTTACCTGTCGCCAGCGGCGCAGCTCCTCCGGTTGTAGGACGATCGCCAGGGGCTGGCCTCGCTCGTACTCCTCCACAGCGGCCTCCTGCTCATCCTCCTCAGCGCCTCCGCTATCGGCCCCATCCACGGAGAGGAACTCATCCAGTTCGGTCTCGGACCATCCGAGGGTGCCCAGATCCCAGTCGGCGAGCTGCAGCGCCGCCAGCTCCTCCGCGACGATGCCTGGGTCGGTCTCCGCGCGCCTGGCATGGGCGTTCTCCGCCAGGATGTAGGCCCTGCGCTGGGCTGGGGTCCAGGCGTCCGCCCAGAGCACGGGCACGGTGCCCACCGGGATGGGCTCACCGTCGGGCATCTGGGAGGCTAGCCGGATGACCCCACCACGGGAGTAGATCAGCTCGGCAGCCTGGACCCGCTTGTGGCCTCCGATGATTCCCTCGGCGTCGGCCACCACCGCGACGGTCCAGCCGAAGGCGCGGATCGCCTCTGCCTGGGCTTCAATGTCCGCCCTGGTGTGGATCTGGGCGTTTTTCGGGTAGGGGGGCAGGTCGGCAATCTGTACGAACCTGTACTGGTCGGCCAGCATCGTGGCGGATTTGGGCATTGCCTCCCAGCGGGATGTTGCGTCAGTGTAGCGGAGGTTATGGCCTGCGGGGCATAAGCTGGTTATGAGGGCAAGCCCGGCGCCCCGCCGAGGCGGGAGGGGTTTCGTTTATCGTCACACACATGAAATCTTTTTTCGGCACTATCACGAATTGCAGGACTCATAACCTCGAAATGAGTTGCCGCGCTGAAAAATGTACGGCGTCCGAAAGTACC